GGTCTGAACAGACGGGACAAGGAGCGTGAAGGTTTCGGTTGATCCCATGGCATCGAGGCAGTACGGGAATACTCCCGAGGCTGTCCCCCACCACCCGGCCGACACGGTACCTCCGTTTGTGAAGGACACGGCTGCCGTTCCGCTTGCATACTCGAATATCTTTTGTGTAAGGCCGCCTTGGGTGTGGATGTTGTCGGGGTTGTCGATCGTCAATGTCTTCCCTGACGAGATCGACACCACGGCCCCCTTCTGAAAAGAGAGCAGGACGTTGGACGGAATGCTCAGGTTTGTGCCGAGGGTATATGTGTAGTTCCCGGGGATCTCGATCTCGATCAGGTCAGACCCCCCGTAGGTGGATATGATATAGGCCAGGGTGCCTTCGGTTGTTGCACTCCCCTGGTCGTCGGTCGAGGCCGCAACATACCACTTCCCTTTGTATATCGAATATACGTCGGCCCTCGGGCTCGGCACCTTGATCAATGTCGTGTGGCTGCCGTCGTATTCGTCCACCTGGAAGGTGTCGGTATCGGTCCCGTTGCCGTAGTTTATATCCCCCTGGCCGATCTTGCCCGTGATCCCGGTCATGTCTGATATGTCTGCAGACCACCCCGGCCAGGACAGGAGCATGAAGAATGCCACGAAATAAAGAAGTGCGTTGTTTTTCCTCATCGGTAAACCCTCCTTAATGATTTAACAATTAGCCGTTTTATTTAATGCGAATCTCCTTCTTGAAAATGCCTATCTTCTGAAACAATGGAAAATCAGAAGGCCGTGGGTTCAAATTATGTAATCTTAGAATTGCCCGGTTATATAGTTTCATTCCGTCTTTGTTGTGGGACCGGTACACCCCTTCCTTGAATCCGAGCCAGTAATATTCAGAGCAGTACATTGCCTTGATGTCTGCGGAGACCCGGCCCAGGACGTTCTGAGCAAGCCCTTTGTAGTCGTAAGGCGTACCCTGCATACTCAATGACCAGGACGCAAACGGCACCCGGATAGAATCAAGGCCCTCGATGAGGGGGTACACCCAGGCCCTGCCGTCAGTTTCTTCAAGTCTCCTGGACAGGGGGAACAACACGGCCCCGTGCTCAAGCTCCTCAAGGATATACACCCGGTCCTGGTCGTACTCGTTGAATCGGATCGCAATACTGATATGGTTCAATGGCGATCTGCACCACCACTGTATGAGTTTGCCTACAATGCTCCTGGACTGCCAGGCAATAGCATCACCGGTTTTGATCGACGGCCGTGCGGCCTGGTAGAGATCGAGATCCATAGTCTCCTCCATGTCTGTTTCTGATAACCGTCAAGGCCGATCCCGTGACCATGCCGAAGATCCCGGACACAATCATCTGGATGATCTCTTTTGCGTCATTGGGGGGCATCCAATACAGGACCATGGCGCACAGTATAAAGCCGAGGATTATGGTCAAATGCCGGTCATCCATTCCCCATCCTCCATCATCTTGATAAGTTCCTCTGGCCGTTCAAGCCTCCCGTCATCCGTTCCCGGGGGGTCTCCACCAAGCTGCCCGTACCAGATCGAGTTTTTCATTTCGGCCACCATCCTGGTAACGTCCTGGTCATAGATAGCCCTGAGAAAATTCTTAAATTTCTTGAGCGTGTATATCCCCATGTTGAACACCATATTCACCACGACGGCCTGGCGCACACTGGACAGCTTGAAGAAGTTGGGGATTGTTGCAGCATCCATTTCAGCCAGGTTAACATCGTGGTCAAGCAGGTAGTCGGCCATGTCCTCGGTGATCTCTCGATGCCGTTCATAATACCATGCAAGGTATCCCTTTAATGCGTTGGCATCCATGTTGTGGCCCCATCCGATCGTAAGTTTTCCTTTCGGGCAACGGTAGGGCTTGAGAGCACACCGGTTTGACTGTTCCTGCCTCTTCAACTGTTTAATGAGAAGTTCCCTGTCCTTCACGTCCATACTTCCCCCTATGGTTCCAGGTGCGAGATCCTGGTTTCATGATTATCCACTTTGTCGAATAACCTCTTGATGTTGCATTGGTGATCCGATAGCTCCTTCTGCGTGTGCTCCTTGTTGGCAAACTGATTGGGCAGAGTTTCCAGTATTTTGTATAACCTCTGAACCTGATACAGGATGAGCCCGATGCCTGCGGCCCCAACAAGGGATTGCGCCCACCATGCGACCGGCGATTCTGTCATTCTTCACCTCCAAGCATTTCATTAAATGCCTCAATTTTCATGTAATTGGGCTGACGGGCCGCCTGCGTTGCCTGTCTCGGGACCACCTTCCGGGTAAGGGCATTCTCGAATTTCTCCTGGTTCCTGGCCCAGGATGCCCAAAAGAGAACATCGGTCAATGCGTCGGCAACTGCGTCCGGGCTGCCGGATCTCGATGCCCGGTCGAGCCCCTCGATAGCGTCGTTCATGGATTCAGCGAACCCCGACATAACATCGTCCATGGCCTTTATGTCGTTGTGTTTTACGGCCGTTGCCCACCGTTCCGTGAGATCCTGAGAGAGAGACTTGTACCTTTCTTTCTTGTCCTGGATGACCCTCTCTATCTCGAACTGGTCTGCAATGGACTGTGGCATCGACCCCATGAACCTCTTTGCTGCAGCTGTCCATGCAGGCTCATTGAGTGCGACGGGGGTTTGCTTGATCGGGGTAACATATTCCCCTTCATGGAGAATGGTGATGGCATCGACGGCCCGTTGGATCTGAGCCGGCATAAGTTGACGGGCAAGCATCCTCTCTTCGGTGATGCTCCCGGCCCTGGTTGCTTTCTCATACAGAATTTTAGCCCCCAGGTACCCGATCTTGCCGAACCGGCCGAGGAGCTCGACGGCCTCGGTCGGCAACCGGATTGCAACTGATCCCGATATGTCAATGCCCACCAGGCCCGAAAGACCCCGATAGATGCCTCTCCTCATGAGCTCCCGGCGCAAGTCGATGTTGTAAAGCCATTCGTATAAACGGTTGACTGCCAGGAACAGGCCGTAGATGATCGGGTTGCCTGCCACACCTGCCAGGGCCAGGGAAACGGCCGTGAACCTCAAAGCCTTTTTGGGGTTGGATACCAGGCCCTTCGGGCTCAATGTCTCAAGGGTGTACTTAATTTGATTTATCAGGAATGACTTGTATGGTGCGATAAGCCGGACGGGTACCTCCCTGAGGAGGATAGGCAGGTTTTCCCGTCCGACCCGGAAGTTGGTTTTCTCGTTGAGCTCGAAACCAAACCCCTTTGCAAATTCCAACTGCATCCGGGCTGTCTTTTTCTGCCACGATGCGTTTCTCTTCGTCACGTTGTCTTTCATCCGGTTGTCGATCTTGACGGCCATGCGCATGAGTGATGATGTTTGAGGGGCCAACTGCTTAGCCAGGGCCACGGCCGAACCCCCACGATGCAAGGTTTTGATCGCATAGTCTTTCCCGGCCCAATATGCCGCAAACCTGTTGTAAAGCTCGACCCCCGTGAACAGGGCAAGCGTGGCCTCCCCAAAATCACCGAACCCTTCCTTGCCGCTGATCTTCCTGGCCCACTGTTTCACCGAACCCTCATGGAGAAGAACATCACCGGTTACAGAGCTAACCCCCGTGGTGATCCCCATGTCTTCGAGCTCCTTTAAAAGGGCATGGTCACGGAATGACCGGGCCGCCTTTGCATACCCGTGGCCGGCCGATTTCTCCCCCACGATCGGATAGGCATTGATCCAAAATTGCGAGGCATTCGCAACGGCCGAAGAAAAGGAAAGGCCCAGGTCCATGACATACTGAACCAGGTTGACATTGTGCATCCACCTTCTCACGTCCTGGCCCGATGCCCCCGGAGAGACCCCGAGCTTGCTGACGGCCGTGGCGATCGCTTCCTCGGTGTTCGTGGGGTGTGCCAGGGTTCCGGGGATAAAGTGATCTTCGATGAATTTCTTTAACCGTTGGTCATCGATCGGCATGCTCTCGATGTTCCTGGTCGTGATCCGCATGAATCTGTCCTGGTGGACCTTGCGCACACCACCGTAGATATACAGATCGAGGGCCTTGTCGATATCCCGGAGGAAATTCGGATTGTTCCTGATCCTGCCCATGAGGTTGCCAAAGAACCGCTGTCGTGGTTTCGGTTTTGCGACCTTGCCATGCTGAAGCATGTTGTTGATGGTGCCTGCGTCGAGATCCTGCAGGACCGGAACGGCCGCACCCACCATTTCCTGTAAGGACTTGACGAGTCTCCAATACCCCCGGCTACTCAGGAGCGTTGCGTCGTCCGGGGGAACAAATGTATCCTGCATGATCGTCACCGGGCCCCCCGTTAAATCATTCAATTGTTTAGCCAACTGAAGGGCCGCCCCCAAAGAATCGACCTTCTGAGCGTGGGCCTCTTCTTTTGCCTTCACCCAAAACTTGCCTTGGAATATGTGAGGGAAATACCCCTCTATGTAGCCAACTTCGTGTCCGTTGTTCTGCATCCAATTGCGAAATGCCTGCAGGTGTTCCCGGATCTGTGCGGCTGCCTTCTCGATCTTGCTGCCCCCGGCATCGATCTCCTCGGTCGTGTCGAGGAGCTCGAGAACCGCAAGCCTCTCCTTGTCGGTGAGCCCCTTCAAGATCCGGTTGATCGGTTCTTTCCATGCGTGAAAGTCTTTGCCGGTCTGCAGTTTGAAGGATCTCCCGGCCTCGTAGATGTTCCGGCCCTGGTCGGTCTGAGAAAGCACACCCTCCATGTTTCTGAATGCTGCCATGAATTGAGGGCCGTGCTTCTCGGGGGCCATGAGCACCTTTATGTCTGGACCCACCTTGCCCATATTGTGCTCGATCTGAGCAACCACCCTGCTACGGGAAAACCGGTCGAGAATCTCCCGGATCTTGCTGACCCCGAGGAGGTCCGTGGAGATAAAACCGGATTCATTGCCCACCAGGTCGGCCAGGGATACCCGTTGCTGTGGGGTTTCGACGTTCACGATCTCCCTGCTACGGGTAACACCCGATATGGCCCGTTCGGCTGCCTGTGCCTCGGTCGGGATAAAAAACCGGAGGTTCCATTGAATGCGCTCGTTGAAGATGCCGTGTCTGCTCAGCTCCTCCATGTGGGAGTACGTCGGCCCGACGAGCTCGATACGGTTCTCACCTGATACCCTGGATCTCTGTATCCTCCACCCGTTTGCGAGGGTGATCCGGGCCGCCTCTTCGAGCACCTTGCTGACCACTTCGGCCGGGCTTATCCTGATAGCGTCGGCCTCGGCCCCGAGGTTCTGCAGGGTTTGAGAGAGATCCCCGGCGTTGATGATCCTGCCGATCATGGTTTCACCTGATGCCGTCTGTACCCTCATGATGCGTGGGTGTCCTATGAGCCTGTCCCATACAGGAAGGAGCATGCCGGTTATCAGGTGTTCACGGTGCGTGTGTTCCTTGGGCATCTTCTCGACGGCATCATTCCATAGCCTTTCGGCCTCGGCCCGGGTAAGGGATTTCCACTTTTCCCCGTCCTGGATGTCGGCTTTGTTGATGTACTCCTTGTTGCCGTTCTGTGTGGTCAAGTGGACCGTTTCGACGAGCGATCCCGTGCGTGTGTCGGTCTTCATCCTCTCGACACCACCCCACACCTTGCCGCTTTTGATGTTCTGATAGAACCGCACTCCTTCGTTGGTGGATATCTCGGCAAAGGTCACGATCCTGGCCGGGTTCGTCACGTCGAGTTGGACATACTTGGTCTGAGATCCGGTTTCCGGATGAGTATACACGGCCTTCTCGGATGCCTTTTCTATCCGTTTGGCCTTCAAGGTTTCCATGCCCTGGTCGAGGGTGCCTGCCTCCAACTGCCTTTCAATGATAGTGTCGAGCCGTTCACTGAAAGCGTCGAACAATGCGTTCATGGGGTCGATCTCGAAGGAAAGGAGCCGATTCAAGAACTGCTTTATGTCCGGGGTTTGAGCCAGGAGGTTGCCCCCGTCGTCTGCGATCCGTAACCCGGATTGCGATTGAAACGTCGCAAGATCCATCTCGGGAACAATACCTCTTACGATATCCCGGAAAAGAGTTCTCAGGGCATCTTTGGCGTATGTGCTTTCCAGGTTATCACGGGCATTGAATATGCCCTGGTTGCCGGTCTGTCTCTGCCCCTTGGTGAGAGCTCCAAGCTGTTCGAGTCTCCGGGCAATCGAGGACAAAAACCGTTTCTGTCCTTTGATGTCGGTCGTGCAGAGGATATACCGGGGGGGCTGTTTCTGGTTGGACCGGTGCGTTCTTCCAAGGCCCTGGATAGCCTTGTCGGCCCTCCATCCTGGCTGCAGGAGATAATGAGCTCTTTTTCTCTGGTTGGCCGATTCAAGATCAGCATGGTACGACCGGCCGGTACCACCCTTTTCGGAGAAGATGAGTATCTGTTTCTTGTCGTTCATGAATGCGTCGGCATCGGCCACGGCCTTCGAATCGCTCCGCTTGTCGATGACCTTCTCCATTGCCCCGGTCTTCTCGTTCTTCTTCTTGATGATCCTGCGCTTACGGCCCGTAACCTCGGCCACGTTCTCGACACCAAACTCCTCGATGATCATGTCGATCGGAGATACGGCCAGTTCAAGAATCTTCTCGCCTGACAGCCGGTTGAGGAGCTCCTCTTTCTTCTCTAGTGCCTCCTGGGACTGTACGGGGTTTCCGTTGGCATCCACGACCGGCCTGCTCCTGATGTTCCCATTTTCATCGACGTACTCCTCATACTGCTGTGTGGGAAAGGCCCGATCGACATAATCGAGAAGGAGCTCTTTCGGGCTCATGTCCAAGTCTTCAAGATCCTGATCCTCCCCGAGTTTTGCCATTGCCCGTTCCTGTTGAGAGTCGAGGGTGTTGGTCAACTGGATCACGACGGCATCCCCACGGGCCAGGTCTGCCCGGATGCCATTAATAACAGAAGGCATGACGAACGACGTGATGATCTGGTTGAAAAACCTCTGATGCGCACCCCAAAACTGCGCATGGGCCGAAGACTTCGATTCGGGATTGTGGGTTGCCCCCGTGGTGTCCATGGCATCGTGCATGCTGTTAAGAACGATCTGCCAGGACTGTGCGAACCTATTGTAATACCCCTTCTGATCGTCCGTAAGTTCGTGCATGAGCCGGGTCGTTTCCACCCCGTCGTAACTGAGAGACCGGGCCACATAGGCCCCGAGGGCCTTCATGTCCCTGGCAACGAGCTCCATGGCCGCAACACCACCGGCCGAGATATCGGTAACAAACCGGTCCTTGTTCGGGAAAGGGGTGTCCTGGCCCCATAGGCCGAGCCCCTCGGCATAAGCCAGGTTCAAGACTTCCGTGGCCCCGGTTGCAGACACATACAGTTTTCTGGAATTCTTTAATCTGTTCTGCAGATCCACCCCGGCCAGGGCCTTGGCTGCCGGTTCCTTCCACCCACGATCTCCCCTTACCCGGACGGCATTGCCCATGTTGTGGGCCTCGTCGAAAGCGATCACCCCGTCGAAGTCATCACCGAGCCATTTCAACAACTGGTCGATGCGGCCCCTGCTCTTGAGCGTGTCGTAGGTGAGGAAGGCAATGCCTGATGTGTTCTGGATATCGGCATCGTTCTTTATCTTTGCCAGGTCGAAGACGTGCTTTCCGTCCCACCCGATGCCGTTCATGTCCCGTTGGGCATCCTTGAATAACGGCCGTTTCTCCGTGATCCATACCCCTTTGCGCCTGCCCTTGTTCCAGTTGTCCCAAAGGATAGAGGCTATTTCACGGCCCTTGCCTACGCCGGTCCCGTCACCAATGAAGAACCCCCGTCGAGATCCGTCCGGGAGCATGAGTTCGTGGGCCTGGCCTGCGTAGACCACGGCCTCTAATTGGATATCACTGATCTTTCCTTTTTCGATCGAGCCCTTTGGAAGGGACGGCCGGTACTTCGGCATTGGGGGTGCAACTGCGGCCATTGCTGCAGACTGCACGAGCTTTGTGGGGTGCGGTTTTGATCCGGGGATTCTGACGAGTTCGGGTGAATATGCTTCGTAGATGCTTTCTGATATTTCGCCTTGCTTTACCCTCTCCTCTGCGAGGATCTGCAGGGATTCGGGTACGTCCTCTATCTCGGATATCCCTCCACTTCCTCGGTCAACCGGCTGTTCAACTGTTCCAGTATCAGGCCGGCCAGGGCCTCCGGTGTCCTGTCCTCCGGCTTCTTGGCCGACAAGAGGAGATTCTCCCCGTTCAGAAGGAAGTTCATCACGTTGTCCTTGTTCTTCCAGTTGTACATGAGGTATTCCAGGTGCTCCTTCAACGGCCGGTCGTCCACCTGCTCCACCTGGCCGCTTTCCAGGCCCCATTTCGCCAACTGAAGGCAGTACAGTTGTGTCGGTTCCGGGTACTCCTTTGCCTTCACCAGGGCCTTCTTGCAAAGCTGATTCAGCATGTCCAGGTTTGCTTTCAAAGGTTCGGTCATTTCTAACCCCCTCTAGGAGATCGACAAGCTCCTCGATCTTCTCTACTTTAGACGTAATTACGTCAGAAATGGTTTCACCTGTCTTATCAATTACCAGGATTTGATTATCAAAGGTAGTGCCATACTTGGCATATTCCTTTCCCGACACACCCACGTTGGCCCGGACGTTGTACTCTTTCTTTATCTTGTCCCACCATGCTCTGAATGTGGGCCGGTCCATTGCCATGCCTTTGCCCACGATCGCCACAAGACGGCCCCCGGGCTCCAGGAGCTTCAATGCCTGCTCGATGTGCTGCGCCCCGTACTCCGTCTTGTTGCCCTTCATGCGTCCTGCCGTCGCTGAAAACGGGGGGTTCATGACTATTACCGTAGGTCTCACGGTGTCTTTCAGCTCCGGGTTGCCCTTCACGATGTTGTTCAACTGCTCGGCATTCTCGTTAAGGAAGGTCTTTATGTTGTGGGCATAGATCGCCCCGGCCAATTCCTTGAGGAGGCCGAGCCTTCTTTCGCTGAGTTCGTTGACGATGACCCTGGCCCCGGCATTGCTCCCGAACACGGCCAGGCCCCCGACACCGGCCGATGGTTCCAGGTAGGTTTCACCCTCCTGGATGTTTGCCACCCAATTCGCCATGAAGGCCAGGGGGGGAGGGGTTGAAAACTGTTGATGCGTCTGCATTTCCTCGGTGCGCTTTGTCTGTGTGGGGATCTTTGTCATAAGATCCTTGAGGGTTTTCAGCGCACCGTTCAGAAGTTCCCCTTTGTTCACCCGGGGGTTAAGGAGAAGCGTGATTATAGCAATGTACTTATTGATGCCGAGCTCCATGGCATCGTAGAGATCCTTGATCGAATACTTGCCTTCGGCCATGGTGCCACCGAATATTTTATCGGCCCGTTCCGTCATGGTCTTGGTCGTGAGGGTGCGGCCCTGTCGGAGTGCATTGCAAAGCTGATCCGACAACTGGCCCGAGGGGGATTCAGTCTTAGGGGCCTTGGGGATCTCCTCGGCCGGGAATCGATCGGGATCATTCATTGCTGCCTGAGACCCGTCGTATGCTTCCTGGTACTTATTCTTGAGCTCCTCCACTTCCTCGGGGGTGTGCAGATACACACGATAGCCCTGGTCGTTCGTTATGAACCTGTACCCAAAGGTGTCGACATGAACCTGTTTCCCCTTGTGCTTCTCATCCTTTGATGAGGCAAACCCGAACCGTGCATATATCCCGGTCGGGTTGAGGGTGCGGATATCCGTTGTTGTCTCGGGGGTTTCCTGTGGGGATTCGGCCTTTTCCGGTGCTGGCTGTTGCTCGGGTTTATTTATCTCAACGGCCTTCAGATATGCCCGTTCTGCTGTTTCATACTTGGGATATCGTGTCTGACTCACCAAATTACCAGAATCAACATCTACGACACGGACAACACCGAATTGATTGTATTTGTCTCCATATAGCTCATAGCTCACCCCGTCGATGCTTTCGGATCTTCGTCTTAAAACCTCCATCCCTGACAGTTTTTCAATAGGGGTTCCTGCATACTCACTCTTGAGATTCGGGTAATGCTTGAGCACTTCGTCCGGGACCGGCTTGCCTTCGGAAAGGGCTTGCTCGATCGCCTTCCGGTGCTCTTTCACCACATTCAGCATGTTGTATGGTATCCGGGCTCCATCGATTGTTACCCCGTCATTGTGGATCTCATCGATCTTGCCCGATGCTTTTTCTTCCAGGATGATCTCTTCCCGGGTTTTCTGCCAAGGTTCTTTTTTCTTGTTGGCCTCCCTGCGGTCATACTCCTTCATCTTGGCATGATACTTCTCGATAACCTGTTCGGCCGTGCTTGCTGATATGGTTGTCTCTCTCCCGGGCATGGTGATCGTGAAATTATGAAAGGCCAGATCCCCATTGTCTTTCAACTGAGGGCCTTCGTATCTTACGGGTATCTGCAGCCTCTTCTCGATCGCCTTCCCCTCTTTGGCATATTGTTTCTGCTTCTGCTCGATGGTATCTTCGGGGGCCTTCTGAGGGGCGGCCTCTCCTGATGAAGGCCCTCCCTTCAAGGCATCGATCGCCTTTTGTATAGCCTTAATGGCCCCCTTGTTGTACGAGATATGGTTGTGCTTCAAGGAAAGGTTGAATTGCCAATCATACCCGAAGCGCTTATCGTAGTCGCTGACGGCCCCATCCTGTTCGGTTCTCAGTCTGTTGTAACGCTCGATGTCCCCGGCAAGGGCTTCCTCATGAGCCCGTTTCTTCTCTTCCAGGAGCGACAATCTCTTCTTGGGATCTTTGGGGAGTTTCCCGATCGCCACATCTTCGGATATATCCCGGGCCTCGATCTCGTCGGGTTCCAGGATCTTCCCCCCGAGCTTGTAATACCAGGGGTGTCCCGGTTCGTAGTCCTCATGTGTGGCCCCCAGGTCGGCAGGTGTTGTCTCGGCAGGTGTTGTCTTCGGACCCCCATTTTGCCCCTTCTGAGGGGGTTCCGATGAAACACCCTGCTCCACGTTGGGCTTTTCGGGCTCGGCCTGTATGGTTGTGTCCCCCGTTTTAACCTCGGGCATTTTAGGCAATGTTTTTCCGAGATCCTTGGACACGTTTTCGAGGATGTTCCGAAAATGCTGCTCCTTCTCCTCCCATGACTTCAGTTCGGATTTGGCCTGCTTGAGCTTTTCGCCGGTAAGGGTTTTGATCCTCTTCTTGGTATTCTCGATAAACCTACGGGTCTCCTCGATTTCACCGGGCAACATATCATACAGGTATTCAAGCCTCCCGTTATCGTCGAGCTCGTCGGGGTGAAACTCATCCTCGGTGCCAAGGGCCTGCTTGAATTCCTCGTATGTCCGTTTCTTCTCTGGCTCATCCTCTGCCGGTTCGATCTCGACAACGGGTTCACCCTGCTCGTCAGTGACAGTGATCGGCTCGGGGATCTCGGCCTCCGGTTCCTCAGGTTCGATCGTGACCGGCTTCTTCTCCTTCTTGACCTTCTCCTTCTTCCGGTATTTCTCCACGATCGAATCGGTCTGTGTCTGCTCGGCCTGGATCTGCTCGGCCGGTTTCTTCTCCCCGGGTGCTGCGACGATATCCCGGACCCCTGATACTGCGGCCCCGGCCCCTGCGAAGATCCCACCGGTAAGTGCGCCCAGGACGGCAGAGTACCCGGCATTCTTCGTGATCTCGGGGAACTTCGTTGCGACCTCCTGCGCAAGCTCCTGGTTGGACAGGCCCGGTTTCTCGGCCCATATCTGAGCGAATGCGTCGGGGTATTCCTGGATGAACTCTGTCGCACCTTCCCCCACCATGGCAGAAAAGGTGTCGGTAAGGTACTTGATCCATGGCCTACCACCCCCGAGCATCTTCTTGATCGTAAAGAGTGCGCTTGTTGCTTCCAGGGGGGTCTGTGCCGTGGCCGAAATGGTTGCTGCCTTCTCGGCCCGGGCAGGATCGACACCCTTCTCGATGAGGGCCTCGTAGGTCGAGCCCTTCATGTAATCATAGAAGGCCCCGGTCCCGAATGCAGGATTGATGATTGATGCGGCCATGCCCGGCACCATGGCCGTTGCGTTCCGTGCCAGGTCTTCCAGGATGCCCGAGGATGACCCCTTGTACTCCGGTGCTGTCTGCAGGGCCTTGGATTCCCCTATGCCGGTCCATAGCTTCTTTGCTGCCTCGGTCTTTTTGGCATCCGGTTTCTTCGAAACAATGTCCACCTGGCCCTGGATCATCTGCCCCATCTTGGCCCCGGCCTGGCTTTTCCGGGCCTGGATGTCGAGCACGATCTTTATCCGGGCCTCGGCCAGGGGCATGCCCTGTTGCACCAGTTGAGTGATCCGGTTGCCCTCTTCGGCCCGTTCCTCCGGGGTGAACCTCTGCTCGTACCCCAGGAGCACCTTGTCTGCAGGGGAAACCTCGAAGGCATGCTCGATGCTCGTGGCCCTGCTCTTTGCGACCCCTCGAATGAAGTCCTTGACCCCTTCGACCATGCTTCCGAGGATACGGCCGGCCGATGCCTCCGGGGCAGGTTCTATCTCGAAAGGTACCGGTTTCTCCTGTACGGGCTCGATGATGAAAGAGTCGGCCATGTCATTGCACCCATGCTATGTTCTTGCCGTCCCAATTCACCACCCCGATCACCTTCTTTGTTTTGGGATCTTTGATGTTGTATTTCATGGCAGGCTTACCCTGCAGGCCCTTCACAATATCCGTGTCTTTCGGAGCACCGGAGGGCCTGGCTCCTGCGGTTGTCGTGGGCTGCTTCCCCGTACCCGGCAATGTTCCTTTCTTCTCCCCCTGGTTCGATGCAGGTGTCGTGGTTGATCCCTTGCCGATTTTGTATGTCTTTCTCAATTCTTCCTGCTCGAACCGGAGCACCTTCTCGACGGCCTGGTAGTCTTCCTTGCTCAATTTCTGCCCGAGCATCGATGCGTAGGGGGCCATAGAGGGGAACTTGTCGAGCATGTCCTGAGAGACCCCACCTGATTTGAGTTTGGTAAGCGTGACCTCGATGGTGGAGATCCGTTGCATGGCCTCGTCCTTGTCCTTCACCTGAGCCCTGCTTTCGCTTGCCGATGCCTGGCCTGGATAGTCCCTGACCTCCCCGGTCTTTGTGTTCTTCTGGACAAGTCGGCCGTTTGGGCCTTTCTGTGTCTCCCACCGTCCATCTGCCTCCTTCGGCTCCTTGGGCTCGGGGAATTTGATCTCTGCGAGGCCGAGCTCGTTCAGCTTGCCGATGACTTCACCTGCCTTCCCGGGGTTCTTGGTGATGATCTCTGTAGCCTGCTGTATGGCCTGCTTGCTTCCCTTGATCTCGGTTCCGTCCGGGAAACGAATCGTCGTTGTATCTTCGTCGGTCTTAAAGTCTATGTCGGGGGGCTCCTCGTCGGGGATCACGGCCTTGTAGGCATCTCGAAATGCCTTCTTCGGGTCTTTTGAGTTTTTTGCAGCATCGAACCCGATCCGCATGGCATCGGCCTTGCGTCGGATCTGCTCAGACTGCTTCTTGTCCTGAGCCTCTTGGGCCTTCATGTCGAGCTCGTTTTGCTTGAGCCTGGCCTCCTGGTCCATCTTCTCTTTCTGCAGCCGGGCATCCTGGTCCTGGATGTCCCATTCCCTGCGCAGGATCGTACCCCTTACGAGGCCCTGGCCGATGCCCTGGCCGATGCTCCCTACCGCATTCCCCCAATTCAGAGCATTCATGCCTTACCTCCCCCTTTCTGCCCGAGCATGTAATAGAGCATGAGATCACCCATGGTATTGCCTGCCGATGATGCCGAATTCGTGGACATATTGCCGTACATATTCCCCTGGTTCTGATAGAACTGTGATACATTGGCCGGTATGCCCCGGCCGATACTTGCCATGCTCATCATCCGGTTGGCCCTCTGCGTTGCATAATCACTGTACAAACCGGCCTTGGCCCGGCCTCTCTGCATTTCGTTGTTCATCTGTGCCGATCGTTCCAGGCCCGAGCCGTACTGATACCGGCCTCCCATGATGCGCCCGATCGTGGCCCCCCGGTCTGAGAACGTCCTGTCGATCGCCCCCATGGACCCGGAAAATCCGGGCTGTTCTTCTACCGGGGCCTTGGCCTCCTCAATGGCCTGGTCTTCGAGGGGGGCAAAAGTACCCATGTAGCGTTCCCATTCTGCGGCCGTAACCTGGTTTGCTTTCTTGTTGGCCCTCTCCTGCTTGTCTGCGGCCCTCTTCGATGAATATGCCCCATAGGCCGAGGCAACGGCCATTGTGCCTAGTCCGATGGTTACGGGATCAACACCCATGCTTAACCTCCTTGACGAAGTATGTTTCGCACGGCACGAAATCGAGCCGTTTAAGGATCTTCCCCAGGTCTTTTGCGTTCTCCTGTCTGCCCGAGCTCACGAAGACGTGCGTGATCTCGTTGTGTCGGTATGCTTCGTTGATGAGTTTGTAAAACAAGGACATGCCTGCGATCGACGGCCGATCCTTCGACCACCACCACAACACGGTAAGGATTACCTGAGAAGTATCGAGCATCCACGGATGAACGTACCCCACGATGAAGGCATTGATGGTTTTATCCGAGGTTTCGTTCACCAGGCAGATCACCCGGACCTTCTCTGTGGGCCGGGAGAAAAGGATCCTGTCGAGCTCGTCGGGCTTGAAGTTGAGCCCGAACCGGGGAAGATCACTGTATGCGTAGAAATCGGCACCCATCTCTTTCAGCGTGTCGATGTCCGTCTTAACAGCCTTTCGTATCATGAACTTGCAAGTACCTCCGCATTTTCCAGGGCAAAGAGCACGGCATTGATTGTCGCTCCGAGACTGTTCAGTGCCGAAACGATCGACGGAATGGTATTCGCCACCAGGTCATCACGCAGGGCATCTGCCGATGCAGGAGAGTCTGCAGGCCCGGTGATCGCATGCGCCACTGATGCGTCTGCCACATGGGCCTGTTTTTTCAACTGCAGTCCGTTTGCCGTAACGGACAGACCGTAGGATGTGCGGATCTGAATGGACAGGGTGAGGGTTCCGGTTGCGTCGTCATAGCTCCCCGTGATGCCCTGGTTGTCTCCTTCCACCAGGATGCCAAGCTGCCCTTTTCTCAATGCGTCCGTTGATTTTGTGCCGAGTCCGACCCGTACAATCTTCCTTCCATGCACGTCCGGGTTGCCCGAGACCCCTTCGGCCTGGTCGAGCCTCAAGGCGATCTGAGACAGGACACGGTTGATGTCTGCAAGGGAAAGTGTCGTGATCTGATATGCCTGTCGTTTCTTGCTCATCCTGCGGCCCTTATGGTGATGCTGTGAACCTCACCCGTTCCGGAAAGGCGCACATCGAGGTATTTGCCTGTCACATTCAGCCCCACGATCCGGCCCCTTACCATGTCCCACCCGAGCAGTTTGGTTATGACAAGGGTTTCATCGAGGTACACGGCTGCCGTCACCGACCCGGACCCCGTGAACTCTATGTTTCCCCACACGGTTTCAATCCCCTCTTTGTTGTGTATGTACCCTGAGATCCATGCCCAGGTTAGCAAACCTGCGCCCCCATGCAGCTTTTGAACCCCGGATGTGTCAATATAGTAGACCTCCCCCTCATCCTCTCGCACACATGCTGCCGTTGCGATAATGTCAAGGGTCGTGAATCTGAGGGTTTCCCCGGTGGAGTCTGCGACAAGAACACCACCACTATGGAAGAGGTATGTCTTTCCGTCGTTGTCCACCATAAAAGCGGTCGATGCGTCGATGTTGTCCTTGAACCATTGCTCGGTGAACTGGCCGTCTGATACCACCGTTGTTTCGAAGAGGTTGAACAGCACGAGGCCCGAGTCCGATAGATAGCCGATCCCCTTGGGTGTCGTGCATGCTGCCGTGCCAATGCAGGGTTCTTTTCCGAGCACCTTTGATTGAGTGAGAAGCTCGGGGTGCGTACCGTCCACCCGGAACGGCCCCTTTGCCGTGAGGACTGCCAAGGCCCCGGCATAGGAAAAGCATGCCTTGATATCTGCAGGGAAATTCATATTGTAAACATCCGGGCAGTAATCAGGGTATCCTGGTTCCGTCCAGTACAGGGTTGATCCCTTCCAGAAAAACAACATGCCTGCGTGGGGTTCTGAGATCATCCCGTCGAACGTGGTAAGGGGTTTGTCCACGATGATGTCATTGCCCTGGTCGGACGTGTACCATGTGGTCGGGGAGGCCCCCAGGTCGGCATCCTCGATGTTGTCGGTATATGTAGTTGTCCCTCTGGATACCGAGGCCACAAACTGATATTCTCCCGTAGCCAGGCTCATGCGGTAGATGTTCCATGTCTGCACGGTCGTATCTGAGATCGAGGGCCTGGTGATACGTACCTTCTGTGATGTGACCGTTATCTCCGCAGTTGAAGACGGCCCGGATTCATCGGTGTATCCCCCGATATTCCTGGTCGTGGTGATGAAGTATGTGAACGTATCAGAAAGCAAGCCTGATCCGCTTGCCGCAACGGTAGGGGCTCCAAGTCTCGTTTGCCCGAGCTCGACGGACACCGAGCCTATCGTTTTGTACGGCACCCCGAGCACCAAAGAAAGCAGGATCTCGTAGCTGTTAATCTTCCATGAACAGTAATGCTTGTCGTTTCCCCGGGAAAAGGCCCCGTCATGGTATATCAGGGAGTTGTACCCGTTCGTGTCGGAAACCTGTTCGAGGGCATCGGCCAGGGCCTTTATCTTCCCTGACCGCAAATCGCAGTTCTCGGCCGTCCGGGCCATGCCTACGGGCAAGAAGGGATCAAGTTTCGGTGCGATCCCAAGCAGATTGTCAATGACGATCGGTCTCATAGTGGCTCGAAGTCCTTGTAAGGGGTTTCTCCCCGGGCGGTCTCGGCAAGTGCCTCACGCACCCACCAATCGAACTTTCCTTCGTAAAGTTCCGCAAGGGCCAGGTCTTCCGGGCCTCCGTCTTCCAGGAGCATAAAGGCTGCTCCATACGGGAATGCCTGGTGAAACAGGACCGGGATCTCGCTGTCGGGAGATCCACCGGACGACATATAGGAAGGATACCCAACATAGCGCACCTGCATGTTGTCTTCCTCGTCCGTGCTGCTCCCGTCATCCGTAGGCTTGCCGATCACACAAAGGGTTCCAGGGCTCGATAGGGACAGGTACCACCAGGACGGCCGGATCTCGTCGATCCTGCTGTATCCTGTGAAGTCCAGAATGAGCATGTCGGTAGGTTTTATTGCAGGGCTGTCGTCGGCATCGTACCCGATCCGTATGGGATACCCGAAATCCTTTACGGTTCCGTCGTTCTCGGCTAGTCTTTTGATGTTGTACTCGAACACGTCTTCTTTCAACTGTACGTTGAGCTCGTCCTTTATCAGTTGCGTTCTCAGGCAGAAATCGAGCACGGCATCATTGAGCTTCCGTGACACCATGGAAGTGTCGAACCGTTCACCCAAAGGGTCACGGCACAAAAGGAGCGTTTCGGTTATGAGGTTGGCAAGTGTCTTGCTTTGGCTCAATGCCTACTCCCCCTTTTCGTTAAAGGCTGCCTCGAATGAGTCCTTGCTCTGCACTCCCATGTGCGTTAACTGGACCTCGACGGTGTGCCGGTCCTTCTCCCCCTGACGCTCTATCTTCCTGATGTTGATAACCTCACCCAATGCCGTGATGTTGAGTTTTTCCCCGAGCTTGCACTCCTTTAAGTGTGGCATCTTTTCGAGCACATCCTCGGTGAGCTCGATCCGGGAGGAATACGGGTATTTTTCCTGAGAGGCGACGGGAATGCTCTCTTTTTTCAGTTCCTTCTCTGTCTTCTTGGGAAGTTGCAAACTAACCATCTTCATTCGCTCATCTCCTTATAGAGGCGTAAACGATGACATAGGCCCCAGGTGTTCACTGTTCCGTTGCAGGTCTTCGAGTAGTTTTTTCCACTTCCTCGATGCCCGATCGAGTTTCTTTGCAAGCCAAGGGTGCCGGGACAGCATCGGAGGTATCATTATCTCTGCCATGCCGTACTTAATCCGGGCATGGATGTAGTCGGGGATCTCGCTGTCGGGGGCCTGGTCGAAGTCGTCCCATTCTTCGGGCATGCGCACATACGTCACTTGGAGGTTTCCGGCCGTGTTGACGAGCTCCCTGATCACCCCGGCCGTGCCGGTCCTGGTGAAAGGGACACCACGAACCCATCGCAAGGCCGATGTTGCGTCGTAGGGGAGCATGTTCCCGTCTTCATCTGACACCTGGCGCAATAGTCCTGCCCCGGCTGCCGTGCCTGTGGGTTGAGATCCGGTTTCATTCGGAGCATAGAACACGGCAAACTGGTTCGGGCCGAGGGTGTCCCGGATGAACCGGTATGGGGTGCCTGATACATTGGTCGGATATCCGATGATGTCCAGGTCGGACATGCTTGCAGGGAGAAGAACGGTCCCGTCCAGGCCGTTGATAACGATGCGCAAGGGCCTGGTGCAGTTGGTCGGAAAGGTATATACGGCTATGTCCTTGGTGAGAACGATGGTCCTGGTCTCCTTGAGGATGCCGGTACGCCTCACCAGGTCGATAAGGGCATTGTTGGCATACGTCTTAACCTCGGCCCGGGTCCAGAAATGTCCGTCTGCGCCCACGGCCTTGAAGTCGTTGCAATACCGCAAGGCATCGTCGATCACTTCCCGGAGGGTAAGAGCGTATGCCGATGACATGCCTACTTCACGCTCCTCACCACTTCATCGACCTCCTCGATGGTCAAGTGCCTCTGCTTTGCCATTTCGGACAGTATTCTGTAGACCTCCGGTGATATCTCCCGGTAGATGGTTTCGAAAGGATACCGCACGGTCATGTGGGCCACGGCCCGGGAGTTTCCATGCTCCGATTTGTAAACCGGGTGTTCGGTGTGATTCAGTACCTCCACAACCGAATGAGGCACTGGTAGAGGTACCTGTCTCGGCAACTGGTATATCTTGCCGTTGACGTTCACCGAGGGCCGCACGATCTCATGCTCAGAGCGAGGGGCTCCAAGTCGGATCACCGCATATTTCATGGGTTTCTCTGTTGTGGCCGGCCGAATGTCCTTCGACCCCGAATCCTTTGTCTCTTCCGTGGTTTTTTTTGCTGCTGATGCCATGATTCATTCCCCCTTGTGGTAAGATCCCCGGGCCACGAAGGCCCGGGTAATTGTTAAATCGTTTACCTGGCTGTTACCTCCAAGCCTCCCATATCAGCTGCTCTCCGTCCTGGTTGATGTCGGAGTCTGCGCCGATGGTGAACCCTGCCGGGGTCATGACGATGCACCCGTGTACGGGGTTCGGCTCGATGGCATCACCGATGCACTTGTATGCGGCCGCACTGGATGATGCCCTCTTGTACCGGCCGTCAACGTAGACCTCTTCGACGGATGTGCCTGCACTCGCATGGTCGGGGGCGTATTCCCAACAATTCGAAGTGTTCTTGTCGAAGTATATCTTGTCTCCGCCCGTGTACTTGGAAATGCCCGAGGATGCCATTACGGTGCGGTCGATGTCCGTGTCGGAGATACCCACCGTCTTAACACCCTCATCCTGTGCCGAAATGTTCACCATTTCATCGTTCCATTCGATGATAGGCAACTTGGTCCCGGCATCCTCTACGTTTCTGACGACCACCCTCCTCGGGATGAACCCGAGGCACACATTGATAGCGGCCCCGGTGCCGTCACACGTCCCGGTAACGAAATCGTCCTGCATGTCTTTCCTCCTTGTCTTTGAGTTTAGCCTTGCCCCATCCGAGCCTTTTATTCAGTTACCTTGCCAATGCTGACCTAAGCCGGGTTCTCAGTGCATGCGACCTCGATCCGGGCCATATAGTTGTCGTTCTGGATCATTGCGCCATGCCAGAGCTTCCACCCGACCGACCCGGACTGACCGAGGGGGTTGCCGGGTGCAGGCTGCTCGGGATTGACCACCATGATCTTTGCGGCCCCCTTGCCCTTGAGGGGAACGGTTGCCCATGCGTGAGGGGAAATGATGAGGATCGGGTACACGTCGCATTTCGAATCGCTCGTGCTGATCATTCCCGTAGCACCTACGTCACCACCACCGTCCTGCCAGGGCTCGAAGAGGGGGGAGAGTAAGAACCTGATGTTCTCGCACTTGCCGACCTCACCCGGGAGCTTCTTGTCATAGTCTGCGTACTTCTCGACGGGTATGAACCCCGAGAGATCCCTGATGTCCGATTCCAGGTCTGTGTGTGCGTAGGCTATGAAGCAGGGGGCCACGGGCTCGGTGCCGATGTTCGGGCCTGCCTTGATAACCTTCGTGAAGAACTCGGCCTTGTTGTTCTTGAGGGCTCGGACCACCTTGCGCAACTGCCCCCTGGATGTGAACGTGTTCACGTCGGTCCTGGCTGTCCCGTTGGAGTAGTACACGGTCGTGCCGGCCTTGAGCTTCGCAATGTTGCGCACTTCCTTGGTCTCTTTGGCCTGTACCGAGGAGAGGCGCACCATCTCCTTGAGCACCGGATCCTCGTGGGTGTCCTGGATAACGTCGGTGAGCTCGACATAGTCACCTTCCTGCTGAAGGGTGCATGTCACGTCCCGGTATGTGGGCTTGTGTCCGTCCGGGGGTGTGCCTTCTGCGAGGGGTGCGTCGGGTACATCGAAGTTCTCGTAGCACCGGGCCTGCATGGTCTTGGTGCTGTTCGTGGGCAGTTCCTTTGCGTCTGCGCTCAGTTCGGTAATCAGGAGATACTCATTGTCCGTGATTAACTGCTTGAGTGCGTACGCTGCCGTCCTCGGGGAGATATCCCCATAAAGAGTAAGATTCTTTCCCATAGTGCTTTTTCCTCCTTGTGGTCTTTGTCTGTGGGAGAAGACCGAGGACAGCTTTACGATTTATCGTTTAGCTGGCCTTAATCTTCTGCCCATGCCTTATCAAAATCATCCTTATCGTCCGTGCTCTCTGCGGATCTCCCTGCCGTCCTGGTCGATCTAACACCACCGGTGAGGGCCTCCGTCACCTTCTTGCCTTTCTCTGTTGCCGTTGTGTCGTGCTGTGATGCGGCCTGCCTGAGATGGTTTTTCTTGTACTCGGTTATGAGCTCAATCGCCTTGGATACGGTAACCGAGGCATCGATCTTCTTGGACTGACAAAACTCCATGAACCCCTTGGAGTTAAATATTTTGATTGCGTCGGGGTGTCCGTCCACCCATTCACCGGCCTCGTTGGCATACCCGGACATGACGGCAGATTCAAAATCTCTCTGTTGCTGATACTGTTCGATGCTGCTCTTAATGTCGGGATCTCCACCTCCCCCGGACTTTTTCATGAAGTAGTCGATGAGCTTGGTGAACTCCGGGTAATCATCCATGAGTGTCTTGATCTCTTCGGGTATATCCGTGTCGTCGGACACTGAGGAGTCCTTGGATGCGAGTTGCTTTCTGAGCTCCGCATTCTCCTGGCTCACTCGGGTGAATGATGCCTGCTGATCGTCTAACCTCTTGGTGAGTGCCGCAAGCTGCTCCTCGACGGTCGGGGGTTTCTCGTCACCCTTCGATGGTGTTTCCTCTGCAGGCTTCTCCTCATCCTTTGTGGTGTCCGGGGCCTTCTCCTCTGCAGGCTTCTCGTCGAATGCGTCGTTGAACTCCTGGTCTTCGAGAAGGTCCGTTGTCCCGGCCTCTTCTGCCGTTGCTACCGTTGTTTCCATTGCTTCGTCGCCCATCTTAAATCTCCTTTCGTTTTGGGGAATTCGGGCATTGCCCGAGCCCTTTATTGTCGTATGTAATATGGTTCTATGATCTTGTTGAATGAGCTTCCGGCCTTCTTGTAAACATAGGCCCCGATGTCTGGGGCAGTGCCTACCGGCACAGGTTTCCCGTCATAGTCGCTTGTGAGGCTTACATCCGTCCCGGCATTGATGCAGGGGGATGACACCGAAAGACGAAAGTCGGTAGCTGATCTGAATTTAGGATCGGCATTAATGCTGTGAGTCTCGGCTGCAGGTTCCTGGCCCATCATGGCCGATTGAAATGTGGCAAATGATACCCAATGAGCCCCTCCATCAACGGTGAACATATCTCCACCGGCAGTATGATAATAGCAGTTGTTGTCGGATACTATGTCATCGTCAACATCGGCACCGAACCATACTTCCCTTGGGAGGTTGTCCATGACGATGGTGTTTTTCACTGTCCAGGACACACCCGATGTCGGGTTTACATCGGTGCATGGAAGATATAACCCTGCCCGTGGTCCACCGGCCTCCCCATTGCCATAAAACACACAGTTATTAATCTCTCCGCTTGATGTGCCTATCATGGCGGCCCCTGTGTTATAGTTGCCAGAGGCAATACAATAATTCAGTTTTATGGCGTGGTTGGTGAGGTGTGCGGTAAACCCGTCACCCTCAGTGGTCGGAGAGGTTACACCGTTGCCAGTGGCAATACACCGGTTGTAGGTCACCGTGTTTGCGGAATTGTCCGTGGCGAATCCATCTACATCGTTGCCCGTGGCAGAGCAATTATTCAACGTGACCGTGGCAGATGTGCCATTGATAACATATCCGCTAGCAGTATTATTTGCTGCCGAACAGGATGTGAGCGTAAAACCAGACGAGTTGTAAATATAAAATCCCTGCCCCCCATTACTGTTACCCTGGCATGATGTCAGGCTGTTTGTTCCTGTCGTGCCCGTGAAGCTCCACCCGTGAGCACCGGCCCCTGATCCTGATGCCGTGGTGTTCGTTGCTACAATGTTTTGAGACCCGTTCCGAATAATTACTCCACCGGCAGATCCGCCGGTAACCGTGCAGCCTGTTATCGTCAGACCTGTGGTGATCGCATAGATAGGTCGTGCCGTTGCGGAGATTGTGCTGTTGGAAATGGTATGCCCCGACCCTCCATCGATCTGTAAGCCATTTGCCGACCCCCCCGACACTGTGCAGTTGTCAAATGTCCATCCAATGGGTTCGTCCACACCGGCATTGGTACGCACTCGCACAGTAGCGGAGGTGCCACCCGTGAACGCTATGTTTTGTACGGTGATATAGTCTTCGTAGTATGCAACCAGGGCATTTGCGTTTGCCCCTCCATCTATTGTGATGGTGTCACCAGAGCGACTGCGGATTATCAGAGGATGCCCCTCAGACCCCATATCATTAGATCCTACAGTTACCATTTCACTGTAGGTCTTCGATCCCCCCACACTGTCGGCCCTGATCTCAATGATGTCATCCGGGGCAAGATCACGACCATTGAATACATCCTGGATGGTTGTATAATCGCACCCCTCGGCACATACCGTGTAAGTCGCCGCCCACCCAGGAAGGGCAAAGGCCAGAAGTATCGAAACGATGCAAAGGATTCTCTTCATTACTGCACCCCTATCTGTGTTCCTATGTACCGATCCTTACCGTCGTAATCGTATCGGTAGGTTTCCCCCAGGTCCATGCCAGTGTTTTTGCAAGGGGAAGTACCCTTGATGTGGAAGTCTGTTGTTGATCTGAATTGAGGATCTTCATTAAGGCCGTGAGTATCAGGAGTACCCGTTGCTCCTCTCCAGAGCGCAAGCGTGGCGTATGTGCTAGCAGCTGCCTGCCAGGCATTCGCAGGGAGTTCTTTGGTAGAATAATAACAGTTATTGTCAAGCGTTCCGGTTGTTCCTGATTCTATGTTTACGAACTGCATTGTGGACTGATCCGTCCAGACGATATTATTTCTCCACGTTGCCGAAACATCGGTATCGCTTGACATGATACCAACACCAGACGATGCCAAAGTGCATGTATTGTTATAATATAACGAATTGGTGGATGTTTTTGTTCGTAACGCACCACCTGTTCCTATATTTGTGAAAATATTATTGTACGCTGATCCATTGACGCACCCCTTGAAAATTGCACCGATTGATAGATTATTCCCCTTGTTATTGTATATTTTGCCCCCTGTGACATACCCCATCATGTAACCATGATTGCTATCGCTCAAATCGCAGTCATGCACGGTCGGATTGGTTATATGGTTCGATTTACCTCCATCTATTTCATCCCCTATTTTAACGAGATACCCCGAACCAGTAGCGGTTTGACCCAATGAGCCAGACAGGTTGTAAACCTCAAGCGAATCAGTCGTGAGTGTTGCGTGATTGCTGATATTTACGGCAGAGACAGTGGTTGTAGCTCCGACACCTGTGTAACTAAATACGATATCATGTATCAGAAAATTGCTTACACCGCCTGCGCTATATACTCCATCTGCAATTCCACCCGTTGCAGCTATGGTCTTATTAATAGTGATATCGTGCATATCTACATTGAGCCCGGTGATGACCGGGTTAAATGCAAATGATCTATTGCCGTCTGAATCCATCCCGGATTGGGTCACCGTGCCATCGTGGATGAGGTATGTTCCGTTGGCTGTTGCCCCTCCATTGAGGTAAAACGATACTATCATTGCAGCACCGCCGGTGCTGGTAGCTGTCCAGTTGCCTCCCATGGTGAGGTTTTGAAGGTGTGCTGCTGCCTGGGTATTGATGAAGTATGTGGTCGGATCCCTAAAGCATGTCCCGTCAATGGTTAGAGACACAACGTCCGTTGCGGTATCCGTATCTATGCAGGCCGCTATTTGGTTTCGGCCGTCAATAATTACTGAGCCAATCGTTAGCCCCGTGGCAAGATCGTCTATCCGTGCCACTTTGGTCTGCCCGTTTACGGTTGTCCAGATTGCCCCCAGGGGCTCCTCGCATTGAATGGTGAGGTTCGCCCCGGCATTGACCGTGATCGATGCTGCCTCAGTGTAGGTTATTGGTGTAGCGGTGACACCATTAATCATGATGGTATCACCGGCCTGAGCTATGGCCTCCGCACGGGTTATGGTGGCAACGGGAGTGCTCTTACTGGCTGCTGTTGCCCTGTCCCTGGCATTATCTCCGTCACCGTATCCATTTACGGACGTATATCCGGTGGCAGGGTTGACATATATCGTTGCCCCCCACCCGGGCATGGCAAAGGCCAGGAATAATACGAGGAATAAAAGCGGCCGTTTTGCAAGCATCATTGTATCCCCACCCCCGTAGGTGCGTCCGGTGCCGACCATGCTTTATTGAACCAAGATCCTGCCTCTGTCCTGCAAGCCTGGCCTATAGAGTTGTAGGCAATCACCCGGATGAGCACCAGGCCGGTATCAGGCAGGCCGGTCCAGGTGTAGGAGCAAAGCAGGATATGTGATGTCCCGGCCACATAATCGACCGGCACGATCGCCCCGATGTCCTTCTTGGTCGTCCATGTGGTTCCGTTGTCCATGGATGCCTCGATGATATACCCGGTTGCTCCGGTCGATGCCCTCCAGGAAACGATGATGTCGGCCGAGAAGGCCGACGTTGTGAAAACCAGGACTAGCAATGCCGTCAATGCGCCTTTTTTCATGGCCTTAATCCTCCCTGTAACGGTAATAGAAGATCCTGGTTTTGACCGTGGCCCCGGTATTGCTGTTGTTCGTGATCGTGAAGGTGTGGAGCCCTACGGTAGGCACCCCGTCATAATCTCCGTTTATGATCGGCTTGGTGATCTCTGTGGTCGAGGTATCCCTGTTGTTGAGTGCCGTACCCATCACGTCGAGGCCCAGGTCGTCATTAAACGTGATGTCGTAATTGTCGGTCGGGGCCGTGCTGCCCGGGTCTGTCTCGAAGGCAACAATGTACCCGTCGATCCGGTGCGTCATGGCTGCCGTGGTTCCTATCGAGCTCATGGTGAGCGTGAGAGAGCAGACGGACAGGGGGCCAAAGTCTTCGATTTTCTCACCCGAGATCGTCACGGCCGCATGAGCACATGCGGACCCCAGGACAAGGGATAGTATCAGGAGGATAATCCCGAGCAATAGGCCGGTTGTTATGCGCTTGAGATCCCGGGGCCACATATCAGTAATCTCCCAGGTTCATCCAATACACCGTGACAGTCCCGGCCAGGACAGGCACCGTAGTATCGGCCGACGAATCGGCATCGTCGAACAGGATGTTGATATACAGGTCCGTTGCCGTCGTGTGTCCGTCATGCACGGACCCGGCTGCGGCCGTATATCCGACTATAGGCCCTGTCGATGTCGCAAGTTGCGCTATCTCGGCCGATGCGATTATGTCTGCCTCGGTCCCTGAGAGTGAGTTCGTGGTGTTTGCGGCTGCCGTTCCAAGGGAGAAGTCACCGTCTGCGTCGGCCACGATGTACCCACCGCACCCTGTCGTCGTAATATCGCAATCTACGGTAGCCCCGAGGATCTTGATTATCCCGGCCGGAAAGTCGTAGATCTTTTCGTATGCGCTCGTCGATGCACCGGACACGTCATTAAAAGAAAGGGTCTCGTTCAGCGTGATAACGGATTTGTGAATGATCCCATCACCGTACTCGGCCACCTTCTTGCCTGCCGTGCTCCCCACGGTGCCGAGCCCGTATGTGGTCTTGGGGATATCTCCGAGGGTGATACCCTTCTCGAATTTCACCCGATCGTTCACCACCAGGGGGAACGATGCCCCGAGGGCCAGGAATGCGAAAATGACCACCAAACTGATAATCAGGTGCTTGCTCCATGTCTTCATTGTGCTTTATCCTCCTTTTCCTTCACGGTATTGTGGACATAGACGTTCAGCTTCTTGATATCCTCCCAGGCCATAAACCCACCCTTGAGGTACTGGTCGAGATCCCGGGGGTTGGCCGGGTTCATGATGCTCTCTGTGATTATGGCCTGCTCTGATACGGCCAGGTCGTGCAGGGCCTTTACGGCATCCGGTGACATGCTGCTCAGTATTGTGGCCTGTTCCCTTGTGAGTTTCATTCTCCCCCTCCGCCATACGGGCCAGGTGTCGGTGCAGGTTGCTGCAGCATTCCGGCAAATGCCTGTACTCTGGCCTCCACCTGGTCGTCTTTTATGAGAATCTTGTCCGGATCGATGCCCCGTTTCCGTGCGATCTCCTGCAGGGCCGGGAGAGGGTTCGCAAAGATCGATAACAGGTTGCTCGACAACATGAACATGAGGAAGGATTGCAGATTGTTGGCATCGAGCATCCTGTCGTTATAGGCCCCGACACCCGTGGCCTTGCATGTGAAGTCACCCTTAATGCCCTGGTCGGGGTGTGTTGCCATGAAGAAATGATAGAAGGCCGTCACGATCGGCTCGGTGTGTCCAACATCTTCGAGCTCAATCACCTTGCCTATGGCCTTGTTGGCCTGTTGCATGAGTTGGTCCAGGCCGAAGGCCGTCTTCGGATCGTATCGAGCTCCACGGCCCTCGGTGATGTTGGGGAGGTTGGCCTCCATGTCGGCGTATCGCTCGAACAGACTGACGAGATCGAGGAGCCCATTGCCCACGTCCGGGGGGGCGTAGAACTGCAGGCCCATCCGTGAATCGATGATGTGCTCGGCAAGCTCGAAGAACTTACCAGGATACAGGGACCGGCTTTGACCGGGGGCCAGGTTCCTCGGGTTGCCTGCCATTATCACGTTGCCCGATAATGCCTTGTTGTCTACGAAGAGGCGCACCCCGGAATTCACCATCATCTGTGAATCACGGAGGTTTTCGGCAATGCCTACTCCTGCACTTTCGTGTGGCAGGATCTCCCAAAATGATTCAAAGAAGGGCCGCACCTGGTTGACAAGTGGGTTTTCGATCGGCCGTGCGATAACTTCGTCGTCTGCTATCGTACAGAGGATCTCGACCTCTTTGCCGTCGTCGTACTCATCGGTGTTCATGAGATCCCTCAGATCTCTCACGTTCACACGTCCTGCGAATTCGAGCACCAGGATGTTGCGCCTGGTCTTCATGAGCTCGGACCGTCCGGGCCGGTCGTTCGCTTCTTCGTTCTGCCCCGAATTCCCTGTTCCCTGCTTGGTCCTGGCCTTCTCGATGACCCTCTTGATTGCGGCTTTGTCGTAACGGAGGGGATTGCTTTCGTAGAGCCTGAGGAGCATGCCCGGGTCCATCCATATCCGTTGCATTACGCCCCTGCCGTCCTGGAAGGATTCACCTTCGAGATCCCAAAACATATCCCATATCGAAGGATGCTCGACACCAGGGAACACATGGTTTTCCTGCATGAGGACGTACCGGCCATACTGGTCGATGATCTCGGGGTACATTGCCAGCTCGGGGAATTGTTCGAGCCCCGGGACGATCATCCGGTACCGTGGGACCATCCTCGAACGGATTATCGGGGATTTGAGCACGGACATACCGTAGATTGCCTTTTCCAGGATTGCCGTGCTCTGCAGCTTGCGCATGTTGCATTGTGTGAAGGTGTCGTCAATCTTGTCCTTCATTTTCCTGGCCCGGGCCTCGGCATCGGACGGATTAAGGATCATTCCGGCCATGTCCTCGGGGATCGGCGTAGGAGAAAGGGAATACGGGATCATGCCCCCCTGGAAGTACACATCGTCCACCTGGGAGACCCCCGAGATGACTTTCATCTTGGTGAGTCTGACAAAGACCTTCGATCTCCAATCAGACCCTTCGGCCTTGCGCCACTTCCTCAGGATGTCGCTATCGTAGTCACCCTTGAAGGCCGCATAGTCCTCAAGCCAAATGGATTCGAGTTTGTTGCGCCTCTCTGCAGACCAATCCTTGTAATACTCATCCCGGATCTTCTTAACGAGGGCAGATTTCCCGTCCGTACCGGTCATTACTTGCTCTCTTCAAGCCTTTTCACATGCTCGACGAGCGAAGCATAGGGCTCGGCCCCACCAAAGTATGCTTTGATCTCATCGAGGGTGAGGATCTTCTTTTCCTCAGGTGCCGGTGTGGGGGTACTTGCTGCCTTCACGTCCTTTTTGCTTGCCATGGTAATGCCTCCTTTCAGTAGCCTGCTCTTTTATCCAAGGGGTTGTATCCCTCCTGGTCTATTTCACCACGATCGAGAAAGAACTCGACCATGCGCTTGTCCATCTGCTTGCTGTTAATGAGCCCTACGATCGTCTGCTCTTTCCTGCGCTGATCGTCCAGGGCCTTCACAGTCAAGGGCCGGGCCATGCAGATGTGACATGCCTCGTCATAGATATGGTCTTCTCCGTCCGTGTCGATATCCTCGACGTTGGTTTCGTCGGTCTGTATGAGGGGAATGGTTCGAATAAACTGTGTGCAGTTGCGGTAAACCATCATCATCGGCCGGTCGTTCGGGTTGATCTTCATGGAGTCAGGGAGGCTCCTAGTCGAACCTAACATCGATCCCAGGAGCTCCTTGACGTGGGAGGGTACATTTAACCGTGATCTGAACTGCCGGATTTTCAGCGACCTATTGGCATCACCGGGGGTGAGAAAGAGCCCTTTGTCTGCGAATATCTCGAATGTGGAAGGGCCTTGCCCTCCACCCATGTAGTCGGGTTTCTTGTTCCAACAATCCGGGCCGGCCAATCGTATGGTCTGTCTCTTGTCGATACCCATTTCCCGTTCCCGGTCCTTGATGCCTGCCGCAATGTCCTCATCGACCATGCGTAAGCCCTGGTTTGGTACACCGTTCCACCCGTACCATTCGTTGAACCGGTACAGCCGGTTGTCGAGATCCACCCACCACCACCCCACGGAGAAAGGAGCTCCGTACCCCCAATCGAACGTCATGTAGATTTGGGCATAGTCGGGAATCGGCAGAGGATCAATGACGTGCAGCTGCTTATAGAAGGCAAATGCCTGGCCGAGCCAGATATCCCACTTGCCCCACCGGTATGCAGACCGGTACGGCTCGGGCAGGGCCAGGAGTCTGAATTCGTACTTGGGGTCATTCTTGATGAGCGTCGGATTGTCTTCGAGGAGGCCCGGGATATATTGCCGGAGCATGCCCCCTTCCTCGTCAGATGCTCTCTTGAGCTCATAGGGTCGTGCAAAGTCCACCCATCTGCGCCTTGCAAACTCGTGGCCCACACCACCAGGATTCGAGGCACCCAGGATGCCCGGGATCTTGTTGCGATATCTCTCCTCGATCTCTAACGGACACCGGACACGGCCCCGGAGATAGTCGTACTGGAATTCCGTAAACGTCGTGAGCTCGTCGGGAAGGAAAAGGTGTATCTCGGCCCCCTGGTAATTGAAAACGTCGTGCTCGTATTGTGCGTGACACGCATGCAGCATCGATCCATTGGGGAACTCGAAACGCTTTTTCTGTTCGTTCCACCTGGCTACCTCGGGGGGGATCTCTCCCCTCATGGGTATGATGTGGTTGCGTTCGAGCTCGGGGAATGTGCGCCGGAATAAATAAACCTGCAGACCCGGTATACGGAGGCACCAATCCTTGCCTTCCTCTCGAAGGGCACGAGACTTGCCCGGGCCTGCAGCCCCACCATAGAGGATCTCATTTGCCGGGGAGCAATGCAGCGTTCTCTGCTTTGCGTGGGGAAAATACTTCGATTCGATGATGATGCTGTCGTATTCGATCTTCCTGGCCGCATTCCCGTCGTACATCACTCGGCCCCCTCGGGTTTTGCTGCCTGGCCTGCAAAGTCATCGTATCCAGGATCTCCGGGCCTTCGGATGCCGGTCTCGACGATGATGGTCCCCTTCACATTGGCATCGATGCGAGGATCGGGATAGGCATCAAAGACACGAAGGGTCATGTCTGCGGCCTTGAGGCGTACATTATGATCCGCCAAGGGCTTTGCGTACGTCCACTTGTGGGCCTTGGTGTCGTAGTGGGCAGTAACGTCCGTTGCGTGTTGAGCGTTCTTGATGATGGTTGCGACGGCCGAGATCCCGGCCTTTCGGTTTTCGAGCTCCTCGATAAGGGCCTGTCGTGCCAGTGCGGCCGCTTGACGTGAGGCTTTTACCCTCTCGTTATCCTCTCCCATGATTGCCGGTTAAACATTAAATCTTTCTAGCGCAAATCGGCACAATGGGGAAACGATGGAGGGTTTAGCCCGGTAATACGGGGAAACGATGAGGGTTTTATCATGCCTTCTTCGAGGGTTTCAACTTCTGATAGTTGAGCAACCACATATCGAGCTCATACGGTATAGCCACACGATCACCGTTCGGCATTTCCAGGACCGGCATGCCATAGTTTTTGTGGAGGCTTTCAGCACACTCGACCGACATGCCCCCACAATACTGCGCTATGGCCTTCCATCCTCTAAGCCAGGGTTGGCATTTCCTGTCGTCCATTACGATGCCTTCAGAGCCCTGTCGATCTCGGACATGGAACAGCCATATCGCTGCCTCAAGTCATCCTTGGTGAGTCCCTGCCTTTTCAGCTTGCGTATCATGGCCTTCTGTTCTTCGGTCAGATGAACCTTGTCGTACTTGGTCATTCCCCCACCCCCTATTCTTATTTTTAAATCGGCCCTGCTACATCCCTCATGTGCGCTGAAAATACACGCCAATAGCTCCAGTTCTTCTTTTGGTAGATATTTCAAAAAGGACAGGTCATCACGCATTGACTGAGCAATGTCTCCTCGAATGCCCTTAAGTGCCTGCATGGCCCTGCCCCTGTCAGGGTTTTGATATTTAGCCTTATAATGCAACCGGCTCATATTTTCCCGTCAGCCCTCAATCCCAGGCACACAAATCCGTCTTTGATCCCCCATGCTTCCCCTTTGAGGATGTAAGAAATTCGCCGGGATATCGTGCGGCCCGTATACTTGTTGTCCACCGGGTTGTATTCCCTCAGGCAGAGGTAATCACCGACGTTGTACCCTCGATCGTCCCGTCGCACCTCGAATGGTTTGATACCCTTGTCCACGGCCAGGAAAAACGGGGGTGATATCTTGAGATCGTGAACCGTAGGTCTCATATCAGCCCTTCCTTTTCTGCCAACCATGCCGGCACGTTGACCTTGTAAGTCGTCCCGGGCATCGGCACTCTTACCGGCCTGTCGTTTTTGTCCCTGAGCACATAGAGGTTCTTCCCGATCCATACCGTGTGTGTTCCGTCCGTGAACTGTGTGCCTGCCCACCCGGGCTTAAACCTCTTTACTTCAAGATCCAGGTCGATCCGTGGTTGTGGTTTTGGTTCGTGTCTCATAGCTCAATCTCCCGGAATTCGATGATCGTACAAGGCTCCTGGTGCGTGTGAACGACACATGACCCCTCGGAAAAACGCTCTATCTGTTTATCGTTTACCCAACAAATGCCTTCCAGGGCATCCATGACGGCCGTGTGGACGGCATCGAGATCCGGCCGGTTGCCCCGGTAATACACTCGAACTTCAAGCTGCAAAGGTTTGTCGGTTGGAAGGCCCCGGAGGCCCTTCCTTGCAATCTGCTCCTTGGCCCTCCACCGTGCTTCCTCTTCCCATTGCCGGTATGTCTTCGAGGCCCCCATGAACCGGACGAGCTTCTTTTCCCCGGTGTCCTTGTCCACGATCTTTCTCTTTCGGACCTCCCTGTGGTTCTTCTTGCTCGGTGGAGCTCCTGGAATAAGCAAGTGGATGAAATCAAAATCCGAGATCACGACCCTTGGCTGTTCCAGTATTTCTTTCTTTACCCCTTCATTCACCTGCATAAATGCCCTCCCCTTTTTTATTCTGCCGGTCGAACTGAGACCCGGATCTTGGCCGAATGGTTGATTGAAGTGCTGCCCTGGTCCTTGCATGCTCACGATAGAGATCAATCGGGTTGAGGTTGTATGCCAGGTTTCCGGCCTTCTGGAATGTGATGATCCTGAGCCTCACCCCCGGGTTGTTATCCACGAGAATCCTCTCGACGTTCAAATTGTCACCGGACAACAAAGCTATGTTCTTGAAATCCCCCCCCACGTCGATCTGTACCGTTGCGTATTTCATTTTAACGGGCAGGGACGACATAACACCTGCCCCTACACCCACGAGCGCAACCACAAGGCTTATAATGCAAGTTGTAAATGCCGCTTTATTGTTTAGCTGTGTTGCTGTGTTGACATAAGATTCATTATCGGCGTTTTTTGTCATGTATTATCAGGCCCTTACATTTGGAGGTTTTTGAAAACCGGCAGGGGTACTATATGTAGTACCCTGGAATATGAGCTCGACGATCTCCTTTGCCGCTTCTCGTGGTACCTGGTGTTGACGTGCTTCTTTCATTGCCTCGGCCTCGTTGAAGTTTCCATTCTCGATCGCTATGATCTTTTGGGCATAGGCCCACGGAGCCTTCGGCCTTGCCAGGAAAACACGGTACAGGCAATGCGCTATACAATCCTCGTTCTTCTGCTTGGACCTGGCCCACCCCACAAACTTCTCCGCAGTCGGAAAGATCCCCTTGCTTATCAGGAGAGAACAGAGTGTGTTGGTCCTGGTCGTTTTTGGTGAAAAAGAGGGCTGCTTTTCCGTGCAGGTTTCAGAGTCTCCCCGTGCTGTCTTTTGTATATGTCTTTTATTGTTATGTAATAGGATGCTGTCATCAGAATTGATTACAGTACTGTCATCTATTTTGATTACAGTTTCATCAGAAATGATTACAGTTGGGGTTTTATGACTGTCATCTTTTTTGATTACAGTTTCCCTCTTATCCAAGGGCTTCCATTCATCGTAATTTTTATTCACCCGGAACGATGAAACGCATGTTGTTTTTCTCTCGATGAAAACCATATTCATCGATATCAATTTATCGATTGCTCTCTTGATGTTCTGCCTTTTGATCCCGGTCATTTCCTCGAACTGGGAGAGAGATATCCGGTCTTCTTTTTTGTTGAATCCGTAGGTGTTGCGGATGATCACGTCGAATACCTGCCTGCATTCACCGGGGATACGGATCTTACAAAGAGCATCCCATAGCTCATTTGCAATGCGGATGTATCCGTTTTCCACCTGTGGAGAGGCCATGTGCTACACCTTTCCGGGGTGAGGGATTCGGGCTTGACAGACTGTGCAGAAATAGCCTACAAGGATTTTAGCCGAGCTGCTGAAACCCCATCCGAGCCCTGGACCCCCATCCAGGGTTTTTGCTTTTTGGTGCATCTTAGATGCCTTTTCCCGTCCTGTCAATCCGTCCCCCAATGATCACGACATTTTTACTGTCGATACCCTCGATGATGCTCAGTTTCTTTTCCACCTGTCGGGAATGGACAAGTCTGTTGCATGCTTCGGCAACTGCGGCCGCCACGGATTCTTCCTTGTACGAACCCACCGGAACAAAAGGTTGCTTCAAGTATACCTGATACACCCCGGAGCAGGTCATGTGGATACATATATGAGATAAATCCTTTACTAGCATGATCCCTCCAAATGAAGGCTGATAACCGATTTATCGTTTAAACGTATTGCTGTGTTTGTAATTCTATCTCTAATTTATATCAGTTCTTACAGCATTAAAAGGCTATTTTGTTGTGGCCCGGTCGTTCATCCTGACATCGACACCAAACTGCGCCTTGAGGGTTTCGTGATGTGCATCGACATAGGACTGCAAAGCATCTATGACGATTGAGCTCTTGTGTCTTCCCGTGATGGTTTTTATTATGTCAATGCTCTGGTCGAGGTGCCGTTCCACATAGTAGGTGGCCTTGATGATCTCATTCGGCCCACCTTCTTCGGCCTCCTCACGCTCGGGCATTGGCCTTCTCCCGAGCCTGTCGTACTCCTTCTGTGCTGCCTCTGCTACAAATCCCTTTGACTTTTTAAGCGTCATAATCACGCTCCTCCCTTCTTGCCAATCTCCTGCATGATCTCGGTGAATAGTCTCCTAATCTCTTGTGATGCCTTGCTCCTCTTGTCATGCTCAAGCACCCCCAGGCCCTCTGATATTGATGCCTTGTAAGCCATGCGAAAATGAATCACGGTGTCCAGGATAGGACCGAGATCCCCGAGGGGTTCCAGTATTTCCGTTGCCAGTTTAGTGTTAGGGATTACCTGATTTAACAGATAGAAAGCCTTTAATCGCTTATTGATCTCTTTCGCTCGTTTAATGATTCCTGCCATGTCTATGGCCGACCAAAGATCGAACTGCGACGGGATCACCGGCACGATGATCACGGACGTTTTGAGAATTACCTCTCTGGTGCTCGGTGTGTCCCTGGCCCCACAATCGCAAATGACAAGGCCCGGGAACTTGTCGTAGGGCATCTTTCTCATGAGGGAAACTTTAGGCCGATCTGTCGGCCGGAGTGATATCCATTGTGCTGCACTTTGCTGCCGGTTGTCGTGGTCCAGGATGCTGCACGGTATCCCGTTGAGTACAAATGCCGTTGCGAGGTTTACCGCTATGGTGCTCTTGCCCGATCCGCCTTTGGGATTTGCAATCGCAACGATCAAAGCACGTCACCCCCATTGACCTTTGCAGCGAACTCACCTTTTACGGTTTCGGCATCCTTCTCAATGAGAGACATAATATATGCCCCGGGAGATCCCGGCTTGTACCCGTCCTTCTTAACATACCGCAGTTTGGCAAGGATCTCGATGGTACGCCGGTCCTCGGGCAATAAGTACAAAACCAGACGATCTTTATCCATTCGTGATCTCCCTCCCTCTGCAAAACAACTAAACAATAAAACCACCCATGTCAACACATAATTGCTATTGACACAAATATGCTAATGCCGTATAAACGTATTGCCGATAAACCGGCTAAAGCACAAACACCATTCAAAGGGGGTTCTATGGAAAACGTAATCTATTTCAAAACCGTTATTCATTCCAATCATGAAGAAACCGAGGGGAAACCATGGAGAAATGCACCCTCCCAAGTGGTTGTTACCGAGGAAATCAACGGGGTTGCTGTATGGTTCACGCATTGCCTTGAGGACGACACAGAGATTTACATGCTGTCGTGGTTCCGCACCTGGCAGAGGATGAATGCGATCGAGTACGCAGTCGGTAAGGCTAAGGACTTCATCGCAGACATAGCCAATGGCACGTTTGATCTTCCTCGAAATCATGTCGTAGGCATAAGGGGGTAGCCCATGGGGAATGGACCGTGCTTATGTGGAGACCCGTACTGCCCGTCATGTGGTAACCCTGCGTCTGCAGCCCTGGAAGATGCCATAGGAGAGGCTGCCGATCGCCTGGTTGACGGCCTGTATAATGAGAACCTTGATCCTGACGAGTATGATCTCGTGCTCGAAGTCGGCCTTGCTGCCGTAAGGTCGGCCAGGAAGATCACCCAGGCCAGGATAAAAGAAGCCCTGGACGCAACGGCCCAGGCCATGGAAATGGAAGCCCTGCACAAATCCATGCCCGAGGAGAGCATATATGATGAAAAATAATGGAGGCATTCGTATGGCCTTGTTCATCGTCCTGGTGTTCCTGTCCTGCCAGGACCGGCCCGAGGAGCTCTACCCTGCCCCGGGCATGCGCCTGGCCCCCATGACCGAAATCGAGATCATCATCCGGTCGGCCATTATCATCACGGCCGTAGCGATCGCACTCAGCGTCTATTTCCAGAACAGAAAAGCCAGGAGAATGTTATAACAATATGCTGCCACGAGTGACCGAGATACTGAAACCCTACGGACCGGACTTTACCCAAGTGCCTCCCCACATCCTTGAGCTCGGCCAGGAGCGAGGCACTCGGGTAGATGCCTGGTGTTCCGGGTATGCTCTCGGCCAATACATGCTTCCCCCCGAGCCCTTTATCGAAGGGTACTGTCGTAGTTTCAGTGAATGGTTCGACCGTAATGTAGAGTCCGTGTGGCTTTGCAAGAAACGCCTTACATCAAAGACATGGGGATTCACGGGTGAACCGGATATGGGTGTCGTCTACAAACACGAAGGAAAGAACGTCCTGATTGATCTAAAGACACCCCTCGGCCTGCAACCGGTATGGGACGGCCAACTTTCGGCATACGAGATCCTCATCGAAGAGGAGCTCGGTATCAAGGTCGATCGGTCGGGATCTCTGAGACTGCGACCGGACGGATCACCGGCACTATTCCACGAAGTCAGAGAGGGTGCGGAGTGCAAAAAGGCATTTCTCCATGCCCTCATGGCCCACAAATACTTCAAAGGGAGGTAATATATGACCATCAGTTTCGACGTAGGATCATCACCACAACCATCGGCCGGCCAGGTGCGCATGTCACCCCACCCGTTACCCGAGCCCGTTCCCTCCGAGGCCGTCGAGGCTGCCCCTTCGGCAGTCATGCGGTCCGTAGTTCCCACCGTGGAGAGCTTTACGGCCCGGATCTCGGCGCAGGTCTCCACGATCCTGGACCTCGAAGGCCGGGTAAAATCTCTGCAGATAGCTACGGACGATGACGCAAGGGTTATCGTGTCCATCGGCAAGGCCGCCCAGGACACCGGAAAGCAGATCAACGAAGTCGTCAAGGCCGTCTACGGGGACACCGAGACCATTATCAAAAAGGCTAAGGGTGTTGCAAAGGCATACACCACCAGGCTCGACACCGTGGCCGAGACTTGCCGGGAGAAGATCAGGCTATGGAATAAGAAACAGGAGCTCGCCCGGCAGGAGATCGAACGGAAGCAGAGAGAAGAGATTGATAAACTGAATGCTTCCTTGAAGAAAGAGGCCGACGAGAAGGGCCTCGATGCCCCGGCCCCCATCGAACCGGCCCCCGTGGTGAAAAAAGATGCCCCTCTCAGGACGGAGACAGGGGCAAAGGCATCGAATGTCAAGACTTGGACATGGAATCGTGACACCGTTGATATCACAAAACTGGTGAAAGCTGCAGCTGAAAACCCCGACCTTCTCAAGTACCTTACAACCAAGGATTCAGAGATCACGACGGCCGTGAGAGGCGGAGCACGGGAAATACCGGGCATAGATATCTACGAATCCGAAAACGTGCGGTTCGGATAGGGGGTACCCCATGAAAATCAACAATAGGTACACACGGACAGTGATTTACCTGGCGATCATGTGCGGAGGCTGTTGGGTTTGGGGATATCAGTCAAACCACAAGGTTGAGGCTTACGAGGTTCCGGTGCAGAAGACCATCGACGTGGAACAGACGATCGCAAGCCTTCGGCCCGAGATCGATCCCGGGATACGGGCCTCGATCGCCACGGCCGTAAACAAGTATGCCGAGCAATACAAGCTCGACCCGGGGCTCGTCGTGGCCGTCATGGCCCGTGAAAGCTCCTTTGAGCCCCTGTCAATATCGAAGGCTAAGTGCATCGGTCTCATGCAGATAAACCCCCTGGCCCACAAGGAGAAGGTGAAGGGGATTGCTGCATCGAATCTTTACCATATCGACCGGAACATTCAGATCGGGTGCGAGATCCTTTCGCAGTACGTTGGCAATTCCAAGACGTACCGTGCTGCCCTGTATCGATATGTGGGGGCCGAGTACAAGAGGTATGCCGACGATATTCTTTCCCTGTACGGGGAAATTCAACTGTCGGCCAGGTAGGTGGACCATGTTACTCAAGGGCCACAATAGGAAGCAGCCGGGCAATTCCAACCGGGAATGCCCTCTCTGCGGTAACCCGGTGCATATCAGGTCGTCGGTCCTGGTGCGGATCCATCTGCCGCACCGGGGCGCATGCCCCTGGTGTGAGCAGGAAATAACGATCGGACTATCCACGGAGCACGGCCATAAACGTGTTGTCCTGGTATAAACCAAGAAAGGAGAAAAGAGCATGAGCACAGGCAAAGAGTTAACACCCATCCAACAACGGGCCATGAGCATACGAGCTGCATTGCAGGGGGAAGGTTCCCTAAAGCAGATCGGCATGGCCCTTCCCAAACTCGGGGTTACACCCGAGAACGTGGCCCGGGCCGCCATAACCTGCATCCTGCAGAATCCAAAGCTCATTGAATGCGACTATGAGTTCCTTCTCCGGGCCATTGTGCAGGCTGCCACCTTCGGCCTTCTGGTGGACGGGAGACAGGCCCACCTGGTTCCGTTCAAGACGAAGATCAACGGGCAATATAAGATGACATGCCAGTTGATGATTGACTACAAGGGACAGGTGCAGTTGATACGGAGATCCCCGAACGTGAGCAACTTCTACTCGTTCGTGATCTACGAGAACGACACATACACCGTTCAGCTTGGCACCGACCCCAAGATCGAGCACACACCCTGCACGAACGGGAAACGTGGAGAACCGATCATGGTGTATTCGGTGATCCGCTACAAAGACGGGGCATTTGACTTCCAGGTGATGACTAAAGAGGAAGTCGAGTACGTCCGGGACCACTATTCGAAGAGGGACAATGACGGCAAGTTTTCGGCCGCATGGGTTGATCGGTTCACGGAAATGATGCGTAAGACGTGCATCCACAACCATGCCAAGACGGCCGACCTTTCCTATCTCTCGGCCATGGCAATACAGGCCGATTCTCTCCGGGAGGCCGGGAAGTTCCAGGAAGCAGATGCCGTCTTTGAACAGGCATTGTCCACCCTTGAGGCAGAGACAGGCACGGCCATAGATGCACCCGTCGGGGCAATCAGTTACGGGGGCGACGATGAAGATCCGGGCCAGGTAAACGATAAAACGACAAACCATGAACCTGCCCCCCCGATCAAGGATGCCTTCGAGAAGGCCGTGAAGAATTCCCGGGTGAAATACGGGTCCATGGACAACGTGTACGCATTCGTCAAGGCCGTGGCACAGGACAACAATGTTACTGCCGAGGCCGTCCTGGTCGATGCAACCAAGAGAATCGCAGAGTTCATGAAGAAGTATTTGGCATGGAACGCACCCAAGGGCCAGGGAAAGGAGCCGGCCGGGATCATCGACACGGTAACACTCTTTCAGTTAAGCCATGTCAATGCGCAGTTGCCCCGGGACAAGCAGATCAGGCTCGAATCGGTGAAGACAGAGGAAGACATACCGGCCTACCTGACCCTCGTGAATCAGATCGCCATGGATCTCGGGATAAAGATTCTCCTGCCCGAGAACTGCAGGCTGCCCCTCCCGGCAAGCAATGTGTGGGTTCCCTTTGAAGAGGCCAAGAAGAATGCCCCCTCGTTCCTGCAGGGTGAAGAAAACCCCCAGGCCACGGGAGAAAGCGACTTCGACAAACCCATCACCAGGGAGCACATGAATATCATAACGAGCATCGGCATTGGCCTCGGGGTGATCGGCAATCTGAACGAGATCCTGACGGAGAAGGCCCTGCCCCTGTTCAATTCAGAGGCCCCTGACACCTTCTTTAACGACATGGTGTGCGCCATTGTTGAGAAAGTCGCACCCAGGACACCCGGACAGACGGACACCACCGTATGCACACACGAGCAGTTGAACATTATTGAGGAGTTCAGAAAGGCCATGGGTGCGGATGCAAGCGGTCTGTTCCGGTGGATGGACAAGGAATTCGGACACACCAGGATGATTCACATAACCTACGGGCAGTTGCCGAAGGCCCTGGTTTACCTGGCAGAAAACCGCAAGAAGTAGAACCTTCCATTCTCTCTGGCCCTGCCCGTCCTCCTATCCCGGGCAGGGCCTTTTTGCGTCACAAGCTCCCCATCGTTGCCAATGCCTCGAAGTAGACAATGCCCCGGATCGTCCCTTGCTCCGTGAAACTCCCTCCACCGCTTTTTGTTATCACGATATCTGTAGACGCTGATGTAATCGGGCTTGCTGCATGCTCGTCGAATAACTTGCTAACCTTTGTGTTCAGTGCGACGGCCTGTGTATTCGCAATAGAGACATAACCGGCCCCGGCTGAGTAAGCAGCATCCCACAAATCCCCCGTTGCAAGAGCGGAATCCACCCGAAGTTGTGCGCCGAGCAGCCTGCACCCGGACGGTATTGACAATGATATTGTCGCTGATGTTGAGGCCGGTATGTCAACCGTGGCCTCTGCGTACCTGCGCTTGAGGCCGCCAGATGTCCCCCGGATCGTATTAAACGTATTGAACGCTCCGTCACCCTCGGTGAACCCGACGTTGCCAAATCCCGAGTATACCGGATACGGGTAGACCGACCCGGCCACCATGTACCGGGCTGTTCCGAGGTTATAATTCCCGGACGCAAAGACGTAACAATCCCCTGCGGCCCCTGACGGGGTTATCATTCCACCTGACAGGTCGTTAATGAAATTACCGACCACCTGTATGCTGCGGACATAGGCCAGGTCTCCATTGATGAACTGCTCAAGGTTCCCGGCCCCCAGGAAGGTGTTGTGGTTTGCCGTCACGTTCTGTCCTACGAGCGTTCCCACCGGGACGATTGTGATAAAGTACGGCATGGCATCCGTCCCTTGGGGAACATTGTTGCAAATCTCATTTGAACTGACAACCAGGGCACCTTCTTCCGTGGCCCGGTTATAGAACGATGCGTTCACGAAGCTCCATGAGCTTTGAAACGGTGATGCCCCCCCGGAGATCACACCGTAATGTCCCTTGCAATTAACCACCACACCTGACCCGAACTGAAAGTCGATCTCGTGGCCTGATTGCTGCTTTTTATACCCTGACGAATCAACAATGAATGTTGCCCCATCCACGGTGTTGTGCTCCATCTGAGACTTGATGGAATTACCGGCGATGTTTCGGAACGTACCCCCACGGACGATGAGAGTCGTGTCCATCTTGACCCCCCCATTCAGATCGGCCGCCGGTCCCGTGATAGCGATCCCGTGCATATCATAATAGGTCGGGTCCGTGTAAACCTGAGTCGAGTAGATGTTTTCGCAGTACGGGTCTGTTATCGTGACCGTCCGAGCATAACAGGTTGCGTCCACATAGGCATTCACAAATGCCTGGACATAAGAACCCGTGATGCCGGTTTCCCTGCACAAGTTGACGGCCGAGCACTTGTCTAGCTTGACATGATTAAAGGCCCCCTGTGTCATGATCGCATAGACACCCCTGCTGTTCACGTTTGAATACAGGTTCATCCCCTTGAAGTTGGTGATATGAACATCGACGGCCCCCGACATAGTTGCATCGGAATTACGCACCCATAGTGCCGTGCCTGCAGCATTGTTGCCGTCGAAGATAAAAGGTCCGTCCATCGTGAAATTTCCACCCATTTCAAGAATAACCATCGTTGCCAAGGATGCCCCGGTATACTTCACCGTTACCGGCCCTTCGGCCGTCCATCGTTGCGCCCCGGTAAGGGTCTTGCTCACACCACTTGATATAGAGTATGTCCCGGGCCAAAATTTCACGGTTCCGGTATCCCCGGCGATCACGGCCGCATTTAAGGCCGTGGCCCCGGTACCCCACCATTGAGGCCGCACGGTCGGTGTGTACGAGAAAACCACCGTGCCCGTCCCGGTAAATATCTGTTGTGGCCCGGGCTCCTGGCCCCAGGTTCCAGAGATCGTCAAGGTCTGACCCGAGCTCAGACTGAACCCCCCTTTGCCGACGATGACAGGGTGTATGTTAGACGTGATTTCGTCGGAGGTTGCCACGGTCTGAACAGACGGGACAAGGAGCGTGAAGGTTTCGGTTGATCCCATGGCATCGAGGCAGTACGGGAATACTCCCGAGGCTGTCCCCCACCACCCGGCCGACACGGTACCTCCGTTTGTGAAGGAC